CCCCTGCCGCAGCACGCCTTCGATGAGCGCCGGCGCCAGCGGCGGCATGTTGTTCCAGTGGTCAGCCAATCCTTCCGGATCCGGTAGATCGTCGTTCTGAGCTTCGATCCACTCGTACCATTCCGCCCAGCTAGACTTGCCGATATTGGTGTCGACGATGAACTGTTTCTTGCCCTTCCGCACAACGCCCGGCATCCGGGAAAGTCTGGACGGATTCCGATTCTGGTTGTCGATGCTGAGTCCGTTCTTCTTGCAGACGTTGTACAGATAGTCAACACGCTTCCTGTATTCGTCGTAATTAGCCGCCTCGACCCGGACGATGGCATGGAGACTCTTGCCCCCGCTGTAGACGAGCACTGCGATCGGCAGTTCCAGCTCGCGCATGATGGCGTGCTGCTTCTCGATGTCCATGTCGTCGGACTCGACAAGGGCATACCGAAAATCGGTCACGTTCTCGTTTTTCACTCCACGGCCGTCCAGCGGGTTAAAGCGTATCCAGGCGCCGGCTTCCGGGTTGTAGTCGCCCAGGACCGCGCCGATATCGCCGCCGCAGCTGCTGAGTGCCTGGATCAGTTCGCCGGCCGTCCGGTCATAGGCGCCTTTCGTCGGCAGCCATTTCCCGTCTTCGCTTCGCCACGACTCCGTCACATATCCGACGTGCTCGCTGGCTTCGAAGAGCGTCTGCAGGTAGGTGATCATCTGCTGAACCGGATTCCAGTCAGCCGGCTCCTGGATTTCTCGCCCTTCGATCCAGTTGCGATCGACGACGACATAATCACCGGCGATTTCGTCGTCCCAGCCGAGCTCCCGATCCTCTCGGCTGCCCCGCGGAGTCCAGCCGCGCTCTTTGGCCATTTGCGTTATTGTGGCGCCTGTGACCGGGTTTGTCGCGCCGTCGAAAGTTTCCCACTTTCGGAAGCACTCCCCGGGATGGTAACGGGCCGGGTCACGCTTGCTCCAGACATCCCAATCCGCCGCGGTATAGCCCTCATGCTTGAGGGCCATACCGACATTCAGCCATTCTTGATAAGTCAATGTTGCAGGGTCGATATATGACAAAAGCGCGATGAGATCGAGTTTGTGTTCCATAGCCCATTCCCCTATGATGCGAATTCAATCCGGTCCGCCCGGATGTCCATGCAGCCGGCTCCAGTTCCGATGATGAGAATCTCCGGATCGACGTAATAGAAGGCGTAATACCACGGTTTGCCGTCGGTGCCGGCCGGACCGGATTTGAACAGAAGAGCATTGTCCATACGACCGACATATTCAAGCCAGAAGCCGTCCATCATCTGAAAAGAGCTCCTATTTTTGCCGCCGATCCGAGTTATCCGGTCGCCCGGTATGATCAGGCTATCGCTCAGCTGGACGGCCTCCGGACGCAGATCGTCGCCGTCCTCGAGTATCCCGTACATGGCGCCCCATTTGATGGCGGTGATCATTGCGCACATTGTGCCTGTACATACTGCGCCTCTGCTTCGCGTTCGCGGATAAGTTGATCCAGACACCAGCGTGCAGTGCGCAGATCCTCGACGCCTTTCCAGTTCCAGAGATGCTGGATCGCGGCGCCGGTGCAGTAGGCTTCGATGCCAGTCAGTCCGATCACCGCCGACTCAATCACATGCATAAGTTCGATTCTGACCGGGCTGTTCGTGTCGACGGCCCGCTCGACCGTCTGGAGCAGCGCGTCGCGTTCTTCTCGAAGCCGATCCGCTTCATGGCCGAGTCCTTCGGCTTGCCCCATCCAGTACTTATTTTCTTCTTCCAGTTGGGCGACAGTCTTTTTCAGTTGTTCGATCTCGGCCAAATGCTTCTCGGCTGTCTGGCCGGCGAGAGCCACCGCTTGAGCGTTGGCCGTTTTCAGCCTCTCGACCTCAGCTGTCTTCTCCGCCAGTTCCTTCTTCAGCTGCTCGATCAGTTCGTGATTCTTGAGCCCCTGCACAATCTCAGCGCTCCCCGGAATGTCCGTTGGCCGCTCTGGATCGGCCGCCAGCTCCGCCTTGTGTACAGCCGACTGGTCGATCTGTATTTCGTCCAGCAGTTGCTGGGCTTGTTCACCTTTGATTCCTTTCAAGCCCCATTTCTGGAGCCAATAGTGCAGCACGCCTTTCCCGAGCCCCATTTCGGTCTCGATTTTGCTGACGGACTTCCCGGCCGCTAGCCGCCGAAGCACCTCCGCTTTGTCCGGTGCGGTTGTCGTTGCCACGTTCTGTTCCTCCTTCCTTTCCAGCCGCTCCCCGCGGCGCACGCGTTCCAGTTCTTCCGGGCTGAGCCGGTACGTGATGACCGGCCCGTTTCCGCTGGATTTTGCTTCGATTTCACGGTCGGGGACCGGTGTACCGGATGATGTGATGGATCGTCCATACCACACGGTTCATTCCCCCCCTCATGAGGTGAGCACCAATTCAGGGTTATACGTTTTCGGGTCAATCTCGCCGGGTACCCGCCAGCCGTTGGCCGCTATGCGATCGATCAGGCGCCGGGCCGACTCGAACGACCACATACCGACGTGCTGGAATCCGTACCGCTCAAGCAGGCGAATTTGCTTCGGCGTGGTCAGCCCCTCCATCCGGCGCTTCTCCAGACGTTCCAGAAGCTTCGCAGCCTTTCCGGCGTTGTCGATCTCGTCCGGGAAAATCCCAAGTTTTTCGAGTGTTTTGATTTGTTTTTGGCTCGGAGGGGCCATTTCCCACCCGAATGCCGGCACGTAATTCGCCAGATCCTCCGCCTGGATGGACATTTCAAACTGCAGCGGATCAACTAGCGCGCGTTTCCGGCGCTTCATTTCCTCGAGTTTCTTCGCAAGTGCTTCCTCGCGCTGCGCGATGACATCCGATGCCGCTTTCTCCTCTGCTTCTTCCAGATCAACCGGCGCGCCGGCTTCCTCGATCCGTTTGGTCATGGCCTTCGCGATCTCTTCGTTCTCCGCGATCAGGTGGGCCGGGTGACAGAGCTCGTGACGCTCCGTATGCCACAGGAAATCAAGGAGCAGCAGCTCTGTTTTTCCGGGATATAGCCGGGTACCGCGGCCCACCATCTGGCTGTACAGACTCCGGACCTTCGTCGGCCGAAGTACGACGACGCAGTCAACACTCGGGCAGTCCCATCCTTCCGTGAGCAACATCGAGTTGCAGAGGACGTTGTATTTTCCGGCCTCGAAGTCGGCCAGGATCTCCGCTCGATTATCCGATTCGCCGTTCACTTCCGCGGCCCGGAATCCGACCTGATTCAGGATTCGAGCAAATTTCTGGCTTGTTTTGACCAGCGGCAGAAATACGACGATCTTTCGGTCTCTGGCCACATTCCACATTTCTGCGGCGATTTGTTCCAGGTATGGATTCAGAGCTGTTCCAATGTCGCCAGCAGCAAAGTCCCCGGATTGCACCCGAACAGCAGACAAGTCGAGTTTCAGCGGGATGGTCAGCGCCTTGATCGGGCTGAGATAACCCTCCTTGATCGCCCGCGGCAGCGTATATTCGTAGGCCAACGATTCGAAATAGGCGCCGAGATTGCGCATGTCACCGCGGTCCGGTGTCGCCGTCACGCCGAGCACGTTGGCAGATTCAAAATACTGCAAGATGCGCTGGTAGCTGTCGGCGAGGCAGTGATGCGCCTCGTCGACGATGATGAAGTTGAAGTGATCAGGAGAGAATTGCTCGAGCCGTTTCGCGCGCATCATTGTTTGGACGCTGCCGACAACGACGCGGTACCAGCTGCCGAGCGCAGACTGTTCGGCCTTTTCGACCGCGCATTTCAGTCCGGTTGCCTTCTCCAGTTTATCGGCCGCCTGGTCGAGCAGCTCGCCGCGGTGGGCAAGGACGAGCCCGCGCTCGCCCAGCCGCACGCGATCTTCGATGACTTTCGAAAACACGATCGTTTTCCCGCAACCGGTTGGCAGCACCAGCAACGTCTTCTTCACGCCATTCGACCATTCGCGCTGGATGGCTTCCCTCGCTTCTTGTTGATATGGTCTGAGCTCCATAGCCATCACCTTAGAACTGGCCCGGCGTGAAACCTCCGGTCTGACCCGGGAACGGCGGTTGGTGCTGCGGATTTTGCTGCCCGATATGCTTCAGGTATTCGTCATACGGATAAAAGCGCTTGATTTGGTTGGTTACGAGCTCGCGGCTGTCCTTCGTGTACTTGTAATGTTCGATCTGGCAGCGTCCTTTGGACCCGACGACCGTGTTCCAGTTCATCCGCAGCGGCTCGCCCTTCTTCTTCTGGCCGATCGCCGTGAAGAATGCGGAGAGCAGCCCTTCGGTCTTCGTGTGCAGGAACAGATTGTGGAATACGATGACGTCGCCATGTTCCGGCGAATGGATCGTAATTTCGAGCTTCGCCTGGTTGCATGGAGGCAGGTTCTGGCTGCCCTGGAACCGAGCGCGCTCGAACTTCGTCACTGTGAAGTTGTAGTCGCCGGGGGTGAGGAGGACGAACTCCCCACCGCCGTCTCGCTCGATTGTGTCGTCCCAGTTCAGTTCACGTTCCATTTGTGTCATGTATCATCACTCCTGTATGGATTAATTGAAGGGAACTTCATTGCGAAGATCTTCGATCATCGCGAAGACCTTGGGCCATGCGGCAACCAGCACGCCATCGATGAATCCGGGGTCGTAGTTGGTGATCGGCGTGTCGACCGGATAATATCCGCGTTTTGCGACAACGTGTTGGATTTCCCACTCTGATACCTGATGCTGGATCATGAGATCGCGCAGCGACGCCGGTATGTTCGGATTGATGGCGAAGGTGTTGGACGGTTCCGTTGTCGGAACAGCGGAGTTGTGTACCAGTTCGGTCATAGCTTCCGTGGCGGTATTTTCCGGTTCGTTAGCAGGCTCCGGATCGGAATGCGTTGGCGTCGCAACTGCTGCAGGAACGGTTTGTGTCGGCTGCGAAGACGGTGCCGGAGCGGCACTTGCCGCCGAACCGGAGAAGATATGCGCAATATACGCGTAATCGAGCGGGAATTCGTCCGGCAGACCATGACGGTTCTTCGCGTCCCAGGCGGGATGATGCGTCGCGTATATGACGCGTGCGCCACCCTGCGCCTTGTGTTTCTTTCCGGAGCTGTCGGCCGCAACACTGAACGTCTTGTAATTGAGGAACAGGACCATGTCAGCCCATTCCTTCACCAGCGCGGCCGTTCGCGATCCGGTCTTGGCGCCGAGTTTGAGCTGGTAACGGTCGTAGGCACCCATTTCGTCCGGCTGCTCGAACTTGACGATCTGAGAATGAGCTGTCAGCACGACGTGGATGCCGGTCTCGATGACATCGGAGAGCATATTCAGAAA